ATCCAAGACACCCCAATGGTTGATACGTCAGATTTCTTGGGAGGTTACGAGGGGCAGGAGAGTGAAGTATAATGGCTAAAGTTAATCCTCAATCCCTAGTAAATACTGCCTCGACTAGCTCGTTGTTAGCGGATTTACAGGAGACAAAAGAAACCGTAACAGCATCTGTGAGAGAATCTCAATTAGCATTTAACCCTTCTTTAAGGAATGCAACGCGGGGGCGGGAGCTTAGAAAGCAATTATTCAAGCTCTATAGGACTGAAAGTGACATTCCTAGAATTTACAAAGAAACATTAAGAGCAGTCATACATTTATTTAGTAATCTTTTCATCATAGATTCAGAGGAGAAGATAGTTAAAGTTAAGTGTATGCATGGCAACCCAGAAAGAGTAGTAGCCAAGCTAAATCAAGAAGATAACCTAATTCTTCCAGTTATTACCATTACTCAAACCACAAGCGATGATGACGATGCCAGAAGACGATATACACCATTATTGGTAAATGAGAGGTATTGGGATACAAGTAAGGAGCGGGCTTTTAGAGTTTTAAGTTTTGTAGCTAGACCTATAAACATTAATTATGAAATCAACTTTTGGTGTAAATATAGAGCAGATATTGATCAATTATTAGAACAATCTAGATTACTGTTTAATCCAGAGGCTTCTATTAATACGCCATTTAGTACTCTAACAAAAGGGTACATTACTGGAGAAGTTGATAATTCCGAATTGTCTGTTGGGGATACTGCGGATAGGATCGTTAAAAAGAGCCTAGCTGTCACGGTGGAAACTTATGTTCCTAGTCCTAAATTTTTAATAACTTCTACTGGTAAGATTGAGACTTTCAATGTGCTGGCTAGTCTATATAAAAATTAAAAATATTGTCTACACTTTCATACAATACGGCTAAATATTATAGAGGAGTTTATAATGCAAGCAAAACAAGCAAAACAAGTAAAAATAAATAAACCTAATACAGTGAAGGTTTCACAGTATATTCCTCAAAAATCAATAAGAAATGAATGTCTACAATCGTTAGAGATTTATTTTATAAAAGAGTCTGGGGAAACCGAATCCTACTGGCTCAAACCAAAAGAAATAATACAAATACCTTCCTCTGGAGTTACGTCTCAGTTGAAACTGCTTCAAGAGAGAAGAATGATAAAGATGAGAGACGTTTAGGAGATAGCTTATGCCATCATATGTAAGTCCAGGTGTTTTTGTAATAGAGAAGGATTTCTCACAGTATGCTCCTTCCGTCAATTCTTCTGTAGTTGGATTGGTAGGGTTCGCCTCTAAAGGTCCCACCAATAAAGCCACATTAATTACCAGCCCTAACAGGCTGCTCTCCACGTTTGGTGCTCCAAATGAGAATATTGACGGGCAAGCCTTAGAAGGGGCACTGGAGATATTAGAAACCACTAATAGTATGTATTTCATAAGAGCGGCTGGGTCTTCTGCTGCGGATGCTTCTGCTACTGTTGATTGTGGTTCTTGCCCTGCTATTGCGGTATCTAATGCTTACATTGGAACAGCGTCTGCGATGGAGCCATGGCGGCAAGAACCAACGCGGGGTGGAAATATTACATTTAGAATTCAAGTAACCGATAATGCTGGCGTTGAAAAATTTACCGCTCCAGGTAAGGAATTCTCTGTACCTTCGTCAACCATTACGGAAAATACAGATAGTTCCAGCCAAGGGATTGCGTTGCGGAAGATTATAGGAGGAGCACTTCAGACTGGGCATGTGAGTGTTGAGTATGATAGTACTACTAATGTGTCTGGTTATTTAGTAGGTGCATATGCAGGCTCTGGGGCTTCCATAAGTGTTTCGGCTTTCTCTGGTACTACTGCTGGAGCTACTCTTAGTGGTGCAACAATCCTTACAAACGTAACTGTATCGGGGACCACCTCAGGAGGAGGTGAGACGGGTATTAGGCGTCTCGTTAGTTCTCTGACCGTATATGGGAGTCAAATATCTAATGCATCGTCTACATCTGGATTTGGATACTTAGCTGAGTCCCTATACCCTGGAGCAGGGTATAATTTAGGAACTAAGTCTAATGGTGATACTAGTGGAAACAGTATTACTATTTCCAATGCTAATGGTCCATATTTTGATGTTAAGGTCAATGACGACGGAGTGACTCAAGAAACTTTCCGTGTATCCTTGGTCCAATACAAAGATTTTATTGAGAATGTTATTAATACTGGCGAGACCAACCTTACGTCTGAAGTTATCAAGGGCAACCTTTTAGCCTCAGGTACTAACTTCGCGGCGGCGGAACTTACTAACTATCAGAATACGATTTCTAGTATAGGCACCGCCTATCATTCCTTAACGTACAAAGACCCAGACACTGGGACGATAAGAATTGCTAGAGAGAAAGAGGGTACTCCAAAATTTGTGAAGCCTATTGAGGGGACCTATGGGATGAACTCTGGTGCTAACGGGACAGGGAATGCTGCTGCAAACGCAACAGCTTTGATCGGGGATGCTGCTACTGCTAATAAGACAGGAATGCAAGCTTTGGATGATGATGTTCTTAACGTGTCTATTGCAGCGGTTCCTGGAGTTTCTACGGAATCTGTGCAAAACGCTTTAGTAACGTTGGCCGAGTCTTCGCAAAACTTTATGGCAGTTGTTGCTCCTCCTTACGCTGTAGGGTCGGTTCAGGATGCTATTGATTGGTCGAACGGGCTGGCTACCAGTCGATCTTCGGCAATAAACAATTCCTACGCCGCTATTTACTGGCCGTGGGTTAAGGTGTTTAGTGTGCATGACGGTATTGATAGGTGGTACGATCCTTCCATTTTTGCTCTGAGGCAGATGGCTTATACTGACAATGTCTCTGAGACTTGGTTTGCTCCCGCTGGTTATATTCGCGGTCGGTTAACCAAGCCAAGTGAAGTGGAAGTCCGCCTCAATCAGGGAGATAGGGATTCACTATACTCAGGCGGTAATGTGGTTAACCCTATTGTAAACTTTGTACAGCAAGGTATTACAATCTTTGGTCAGAGGACCACTAAGAGAACTGCGAGCGCCCTTGACCGAGTTAATATTCGTAGATTAATGATTTACCTTCGCAAGGTGATTTTACAGGCTACTAGACAGTTTGTTTTTGAACCTAATGATGTTATTCTTTGGGATCAGGTTGAGAAAGTTTTAAATCCGTTCCTTGATGATATCAAAAGGCGGCGTGGTATTACGGAGTTCCGGGTCGTTTGTGATGAAACTACTAACACTTCGGCTAGGATTGATAGAAATGAGTTATGGTGTAAGGTCCTTTTAAAGCCTACTAAGGCAGCAGAAATCTTGATTTTCGAGATCAATCTTACCAACCAATCGGCTCAATTAGGAGGTTAATGAATTATGGCAGAACGATCAATATATAAGGGTCAGAGAGGGTTTGTTCCAGGGCAAGGTTTGCCTATGGTTTCTACGGACCTTGATTCAGTAAGAGCTTATCAATTTGAAGTTCAATTTGAAGGAGTCCCCACTGGTAATAATGTTGTTCCTGACGATCTTACTATAGCGGCAAAACAGGTTACTCAAGCCGGTATGACGGTTGAAGATATAGTTATTGATAGAGTAAATGATAAAATATATTATCCTGGGAAGGCGACTCCTGAAGAGATCACTGTCACTTTTGATAATTTATATCTTAAAGATACCGCAAATACTTTATGGGAATGGTTTCAGAGGACATATGACCCACTAACAGGCGAAATGACCAAACTATCCCCACCAGGGGCAGCAGGGGGTAACTCGTTTAAAGCAAATAAAATGAGTATTCTACAACTGAAAAATAACATGGATCCTCATACTTCAGTGGAATGTTATGGTGTTTGGGTCAAGGCATGGAAGACAGCAGAATTTAATTATTCCACCAACGAGTTTCATACTATTGAAGTAACTTTCCGTTATGATTTCATGGACCATGTTGGATCGAGTGAAATAACCGCTTAATGTTCTAACCGAATTTAATCTTAAGGCCCAACTTAGATTGGGCCTTTTTTTTATCATGCTATAATAGAGAATGAAGTATTACGAGCAACTCCTTGAAAGTTTTGATAAGCTAAAGAAGCGTACGTT